AGATACAAAGACAAAATTGTATTCTTTTAAGACTCTACCATAGATAGAAAGCCTTTTCTTTTAAATCATCAGTATCAAAATACACAGTCTCTCTGTTTACTGCTATTCTCTCAACACCAAATTCAACTAACGCTTTTATTATTACCATTCTCTTTTTATGACCTACACATCTTAGTCTTACAGCTTTACCAACTCTATGGCTATCTGTAGAAACTAACCCCATCTTATCAGCTACAGGCTTTGACACATAACCAAGTTCTACATTCATCACAGCTTGAGTCTTCCTTACTATAGCATCTAATATAAGTACAGGCTCTCTCTCCATGAACCTAAAGCCACTTCCTTTTGAATCAGGACTATCAAACATATCCCAAGTTAGGTATGTTAATCCTTCACAATTCTGTAGCTCTTCCTTAGTCATTAGGCTTCCTTAGTTTTATACTCCTTATCTTGATAGTATAACAACTGAGAACCTACAAAGCTATCTAAATCTTTTATAGCTCTATAGATTACCCTACTCTTTTTTTTTACTTCTTCTATTTCAGATTTAGTAGAATCAGAACCTAAGTTTGTGTACATGTTGCTATCAGCCTCTAACAACTCATCAATCCTCTGTCTGATGCTTTTGTTAAAGTCTTCTGCTATTCTTTTTATTTCTTCCTTATCCATATAACAAATATATAATAAAGGTAACAATATACATGTTAATAACTTATTTAGTTATCAACTTGATTATGTCAAAAAAAACAACTAACTTTACAAAATAAAAGAAAGACTTCTAATTAAACTTTAGAGCCGTAGTCTCAAACGGAGGCGAATAAAGAAACAGCAGCAGTAATTATTTTATAAAATATAATAGGGTAAATATGTTCAAAAGTGAACGGCTGTTGCGATAGAGTGGTTTATAGTAAAGATTTACTCTCTATTTTCTTTTTTAGCACTTCCAAAGTAATAACCAAATATACTTAGTGCAACACCTTCTACAATACCTAAGAGGTGTATAAATATCTCTTTATTAGACTCAGGAACTTGAGTAGTAACAACTGTATATACTAAGAAGGCAAATGCTAACAGACCTACAATTCCTGTAGCGTTAAACATCCAATCAGTACCATACCTCCTTAAATTAACCTCTCTTTTCCTTGCAGACTCCCTGTCTCTAACCTCTATGTCGTACATGTCAACTAAATGCCTGTGAGCCTGCTCCTTCTCATCTGCAGTTAAATCAGGGTCTGTATCTATAAGCTTCTTAACAACTCCTAATAAACCACTATCAGGTAATAAATCACCTATAGCTTCACCCATAGAAGACTTACTTCCTAAAAGGAATTTACCAAGTTTAGTTTCCTTAAAAGGCTTTTTATCTTTCATGTACTATGTTTAAGAGGGTACTATGTTTAATAGGTCCAAATTACATTAGCGGGTTTAGAAGAATCCCTATCTACATGTATAAACGTATCTGCGATACCTATTCTGTTTAAACCTACTTTTAATAACGCACTTACTATTATATGTCTTGCGGCACTATTAGTGCAAGCTATATCTGCCGCTAAACCTTTGAGATGACTTGAGTTGGAAACCCCACCAACCTTACGATTGTGAGCTTCAGACCTGTAGCCACTTGTTATTTTAAATGGTATATCACATAAAGAGCGTGCTTGGTCAAGTCTACTTAAAAACTCCATATCCATAGCTTCGCCACTTCCCACCAAATCAGGACTATCAAACTCAGAAAGTTTAAAATATTTCATATAATTTTCCCTAATAGAATACTCCCTATAATCATTACTGCCATCCAAAAGAGTCCGTACTGAAACAAATCCCAAGTTGAACCGTTTTTCTTTTGGTGTAGCCATACTTTAAATTCTATAAACTTAAATATTGCTTTATCTATTAATTTATTTAGAAATTTTCTCATTTATTTTCTTTTTTACAAAGTAATATAATTCTTTTCCTAATAGACCAAAGAAACCACCGACAAGACCAATCATTGCTGCTTGTGCTACTCCCATTAATGATACAGTTGATAGGGCTGTAAAAGTAAAGCCGCTAATGAATGATATTTTATTGTCAAGTGTCATAGTTTTTTTTATAATGAATGAGTAATAGAGGCAAAATTAACTGCACTTGTGCTTGGGTATGAACTTGCAACTATTTCTGTAGAAAAATCATTTGACTTCATTAAATTACCGCCATCTTTATAAAAGAAATATCCATTGTGATGAATTACAGGAGAATATTCATTATTGGCTTTCCATTGAGTCCAATTTGCCCCATTGTTTGTACTATAAGCTAACCTCCAAACACTATTACCATACATACCGCCTAATATTTTATTTGAACCATCTCCGATATGTTTAATAAAACTTGACATATAAGCGTTAAATTGATTTTGAGTTTGTGTCCAAGTTGAAACATTATTAGGTGTAAGAGATGTGCTTCTTGACCATCCATTCCAATTACGAGGCCCTAAAGCAGACCAAGCACCATTTTGAGCTATAAATTCAGTGTTTCTATTTTTAATGTCACTATTTTGAGAACTCCAACTAACTCCTGCATCGGTACTAACTCTTCCACCAACATCACCTGTCATAACCATATAATTATTATATGCTTTTACACTTCCTACGGTATTAAAATCATAGTAAGTAGTACTTCCTTGAAGGCTCCAATTAATACCACCATCAGTGCTTTTATAGATATACCAATTTTTAGTTTGTCCACTTACAGGTGGTTCTACAACTGAAATATATGCCACAGAAGTAATTTGGTCTGTAAAAATAGATGTAACTGATGTAGCGTTCATTGAAAAATTAAACAGCCAATTATAACCATCAACTGATGACCAAATTTCGTTTGTATTATATTTATGTGCTACAAATGTACTTCCTGTCCATTTTACACTTGCTCTCCAATAGCTATAATCGGTTGCATCAATACCTGTGAATGAATTTTGTTTCCAAGACTGTCCATCATCTACTGAAATCCACATCCCACCTGTTCCGTCACTTGCTGAACCTGTATATAACAAAGCCCCCGTGCCTTCAGGTTGTCCGCCCCCTGCACTATTAGTTCCTATCATTTTACTATTAAACATAGTTTTGTTTTTTAAAGGTTAATCTCAAACAATACTACTGATTTTTTAGTAGATAAAGCGTTTATTTCCGCTTCTATTGAATCACTTTTAGTTCTTAATACTGCTCTTTCTCCTCTTATATCGGAAGGTGTAGCTTCTCCACTATCTGCTTCCCTAATGATATACCAATCTGTTGCAGATAATTGCCCACCTATCATAGATTTTAATTCCAATACTTTACGCTCTTTTAACTCTGCTAAAGTTTCTTTAATAGGTCTATCAATTACATCGTAAGTGTAAACATCTCCATCTAATTTAATAGGAGATAATTCTTCTATAATTGGGTCATAAGTAGGTGTTACTACATCTTTAAATCCAATTTTAGCAGCTTGCTTATCATCTAATAATGCCCATATAAGACCATCGTGCTTAAAATTCTTTGGGTACTTTGAGAATAACTTAATTTCTCCGTTTATTTCTATTGCTTTCATTATACTGCGGGTTGTGAAATTGTTATATAAAAATCTTGATTAGGGTAGTTTCCTGTAGCAAATACTTGTATAAAATTATCTACAGTTTCATCGTATTCCCCTGCAATTACATAGTAATTTGAAGTTGCAGTACCACCAAAAGCGAGTGAACCACCTCCTGTTAATACTGCGGTTTTTGTACTACCTTGTTTTATTCCGATACAGTTTAATACGTTTCCTGTTCCTGATAATGTACCTATGTGAATAGCCTCTTGTGAGAAGGCTAAATTAGCATCAGTAGTTTGTGCATTAAATTCAGGCGATAGCATATCATAATCTATTCCATCATCTGCAACTGAAAGTGTTACATCTCCTGAATTTCCGCCACCTGTTAATCCATCTCCTGCGGTAACTCCTGTAATGTCTCCACCGAATCCGTATAATTCAGTAAAGTTGTCGTTTGCTTTGTCAAATGCGGTTCTTAATGGGTCCCCTGTACCATCATTAGCAGCCGTTCCGATATTAATTGTTTGTTGTGCCATTTTGTTTTTTTATTATTAGTAAATTGTTTGGTCTGCGGTTATAAATGTTTCATCTGCGGATTCTAAAGTAGAACTTGCTCTAATAAAGTTTCCGTCTACGTTGTAAGGATAATCAGAACCCCAATGAATATTGTTTTCATCTTTGGTAACTCCCCACCAACTACTTTCGTAGCTTATTGCCCAAAATATGCTGTTTGCCATCTTTGTTAATTTGTTTTAAATAAGCTTCCAACTTTATTATATTACTTTGTTTAGGCTTATATGTTTTAATTTCCTTTTGTTCCATTACAGTACCCAAGAATGAAAGTTTACATCTTTATCAGGGTACATCTCCCCATTAGTACTTTGATTGTATTCAGGGAATAATTGACTATAGAAACCCATGTAATCAACAAATCTTCTTGTATAAAACTCAGCAGTCTCAGTAACTTTATTTAACATCATGTTCATTTCTTCCAACGAAATAGTTTCCGAGTTTTCTGAACGATGTTTGTAAACCCCTCCGTTACTAATCTGATACATCGCAAAAGGAAGGTAGTTGCTTTGAGTGAACCATATAAGCATAGGCTTGATATAATCATCCAATAAGTTTTTATAGTTTGCATTTGCAATATCTGATATAGTTCCGTTTAATATTAAAGTTTGTAATTTATTGTATAGCTTACCACCTAAGTAGTTTTGGATATGTGTGTCCTGAGCTACCTCAATGAATTGTATAATTTTATCATTATCAACATTCCCATCAATAATGGACTTGCGTTTAAGTTCTTCTAATCCTATAAATAGAGCTTTGTTTGCCATATTAATTATTTTTTAGTGTTTGGATAAGCTCCTCCATTCTTCATATCTGCAGGTCTTACTGATACTTCTTTTGGGTTAGTAGGTTCAGTAAATCCTTCTTTAGTAGCATCTGAAGCTTCAACCTCTGTATTCTTACCTACTTTCTTTTTATAAACTCTTCTCTCCCATAGATGCTTACAATTAACTCCTCCTTTATAAAGGAACAAACTATAGTTTTGCTTCTTATGACCAAGCTCTCTGTTAGCTCCTTTAAAAGACATCATTCCAATATCTTCTTTTCTAAACACAACATTCTTCTGAGTTAGAGCTTCCATTTTTCTGCAGAACTCTCTGCTACCTGCACTATTCCTTACAGGACCATAAGCGTATCTTACTTTAAACCCTGCGTTATCTTGTTTAGAGTCTTTATTTGGATTAGCATCATCTTTAGATACACTCGCTAAGGTTGTTTTAAGCTCTTCTAATGAAGTTTCTGTTCCGTCTAATAACTGACTATCAACCAACTCCCATTCATCGCTTATAACCTCTCCTAAGTCCTCTAACTGCTCAAATAAGTCCTCTCCATCTTTATCAGAAAAATCCTCTAAAGAAACAGGCTCTTGAGATGATAAATTCTCAGATTGTTTCTCACCTGTCTCTTCTTCTTTCCTTACTTTAGTAGAGATGTTATCTAACTCTGTAAACTCAATAGGTTGTAGAGTAATAAAGTATAGGTTTAAGAAGATTCCGTTGAAGTTTAGTATCTCATTAAATCCATCAATTAAAGCTTGCTGAAATGGTCTAATAACAACATTATCCATGATGATAGAAGCTGTCCTAAGCTCCTCTGCATTGTTACCAAAACCTGTGTTGTCTTTAATACCCATCAAGATAGGGGAAACAATCCTATGACCCATCATAATCTTTTCTCTACTTTCTGTAGATAAGAACTGATATTGTGCATGAGCATCAGGTAGGTGTATCGGCTCTAAGTCTGCTTTAGTCTCTGCACTATCGTTAAACGTAAGTATAAATTTACCTGCGTTAGATGTTCCGCTAAACTTGTCATATATCTTACTTTCTAATAATTCCTGAGTCTCTTCATTAGGTACTCCATTATTAAAGTTGATTAATAAAGAAGGCTGTAAACCATTTTTAATATTGTTTATGTGGTAATTAGATACCTCTTCCTCTAAAGCACAATATTGTAAGCAACCATTATAATCTACAGGTGCATAGTAATAGAATCCTGACTTATAAGGTTTAATGACAAACATTTCAATAACATCTGATTTAGACCCATTGCCAAAGGTTGGTATTCTCTTAGGTTTATCAGAAGGTTTTATATCACACCATTTAGGGTGGTAGTAGTAAGCTTTTATTTGACCATCAGTAGCTTTTTCAGCTCTAAGGGTTTCCATTGGAAAGTGTAGTACTTTTACTATACTTGTCTTTTGTTTGTTGTAAACAAGCTGCATTGCAGACTGCCCAAGCATTTTATAGTCGTTAACTACCTTCTTAATTTCTTTAGGTTTAAGAAGAAGCTTCATTTTAGCATACATCTCAGGCTTAACATCAGAATCAGTAGCGTCTAAACCTCTACCATAAATCATCTCCACAATACCATTAATACAACCTGAGTTTGTTGGACTACCTAAGTATCTATCAATTAATCCAT